ATTTAAACTTGCCACATCTAAAGCAAACGCAATAGCAACCATACCAACAACAATTACCTTTACTGGTCAAAGTGGTGGTAATCTTCATAAATTGGAGATGTTTAAAAAACTTGAAAAGAGTGTAATTCTTGTTGATGGACTAATACAGTCACCTCTATCATACACACCAACAACTACTACTTTACAAAGTAATGGTGGAACTGTAGGAACTGGAAAAACTATTTTTAATGTTGTTGGAATATCTTCTATTATACCAACTTCAATTTTAAAAATAAATGATGAATACTTAAGAGTTAATTTAGTTGGTATTGGTACAAGTAATTCTGGTCCGATAAGTGGAATTGGAACATATAATTTAGTGTCTGCTGAACGTGGATACGTAGGAACATCAACTGCTTCACACAGTGATGGAGATATTGTTAGACTCTATTCTGGATCATTTAATATAATAGGTAGTAAAATTCATTTTACAGATCCACCAAAGGGTGCTGCTACAACTAACAAAAATACGTCCAATCTTAGTTTTCCACAATCTGCTTTTGATGGAAGAGTTTATTTAAGACAAGATTACACAAGTAACAGAATTTTTGATGATATTTCTCAAAATTTTACTGGTATATCATCTTCATTTACAATGAAAGTTGGTGGAGCAAATACAACGGGTATTTCAACTGGAAGCACTCTTATTCTTTTAAATGGAATATTCCAACAACCATCAACTTCAAACAATGCGGGTCAAGATTATAGTTTCTTTCAAACTGGTGCTGGACATACTGGAATTACAAGTGCTATATTTACAGGTATAACGACTGTTAAATCTAATGGAAATATTGGAACTATAGTTCAAGATACCTCTGATCCAAATGCAAATCAACTTCCTAGAGGTGGAATACTTGTATCAGTCGCATCTACAGGTGGAATGGGTGTTGCTCCACTTCAGGGAGCGATTATAAGACCTTTAATCGGAGCTGGTAAGTCAATCAGTGGATTCATTGGAATTCCAACGACTGGAGCGTCACTAGCAATTAGTACAGCTTCATATGATAATGTATCTGGAGAAATGCAGATTACAACAGAGACGGATCATAATTTTAGATATCCAAATGAATTTGTAAGATTACGTGATTTAGAATTTACCTGTAGTGGATACTCTGGAGCTGGTACTACCACAATATTCCCAGATACTATAAACGATAAACCATTTTCCATAATTTCAATAGAATCTAGGCATCAATTTACTGCGAATGTTGGAGTAAGCACTATCCCACACACATTTTTAGGGTCTTTTGGACCTCTTCAAAGAACTGGTATTGCCTCAGCTTATTATGCTGATTTGAATGTAGGATCTGGATATTTTGCTTCTGGAATTGGTGTAACAGTTTCTGTAGAAGATTTGGAGTTTGAGCATAGATTTGTAAGTTCTGGTATTAATTCAATTACGGCTAACTCTGGAGGACCATTTACAGCAACCAATGCTGATTATGTTTCTTCAACAGGAGTTTTAACATTAACTATTCCTAATCATGGATTAACACTAAGTAATACTCTTGGAATTACTACAGGAGGATTGGTCTTTACTTGTTCTAGAGATAATTTCACAACTGTTCATCCATATCCAAGACCAACTGATCCAGCTGCTGGTATTGCTTTAACTATTACGTCTGTATCTACAAACCAACTTACAGTGAACGTTGGACCTGGTGGTGGATCAGGAACGGGAGCAAATGTGACAGCAGCTATTGGTGCTGGTGGAACTTTAACTTTTGATGTTACAGGTGGTGGAAATGGTTATGTAAATCCAGTAATATCAGTATCACCACCTTCATATGAAAATTTACCAGTGGTTGGAGTTTCTAGATTAGGTGTTGGTGCTACGACAGAACTTGGAAATGGAACTTTAGTTAGTGTTGAAGTTGGATCGGGAACTTCGGTTGGAATTGGAACAACCTTAGTTTCAGTAAAATCCTTTAAATTTGTAAATTCAGGTTTTGGATATCAAGTTGGAGATGTATTTAAACCAGTAGGATTAGTTACATCATCTCAACTTTCACAATTAGTAAGTGATTTAGAATTTACTGTTACTGAGACGTTCACAGACAAATTCTCAGCATGGGATTTTGGTGAATTTGATTATATTGATTCAATATATTCTTTACAAGATGGTCAAAGAGTAAGATTTCCATTAAAATATGAAGGGAATATAGTAAGTTTTGAAGTAGATAAAGATGATCCACAATCATCATTAATAGATTTAGAACCATTACTTTTAATATTTGTTAATGGAGTTCTCCAAAATCCTGGTGAATCTTATATATTTGCAGGTGGTACTTCCATTATATTTGCAGTATCTCCAACGGTAAACGATAATATTGATATATTCTTTTATAGAGGAACTGTCGGTGTTGATAGTAAGAGTGTAACTGTTAAGCAATCTTTAAAGAGGGGTGATATAGTAACTCTCATTAAGGGTAAATTTGATAATTCAAAACCATCACAAGATTCAAGAACAATTACCAATTTAACTCAATCAGATACACTTAAAACAAATTTATATTATGGTCAAGGAATAGAACCAAATGTAGATGGTAAAAATAGACCTTTAAGATGGGCAAAACAAAAAGTAAACAAAGTAATTGAAGGTGAAATTGTTTATAAGAATAGAGATCTTTATGAACCTCAAATTTTCCCAACATCTAAAATTATTGCAGATGTAGCACCTGGTGATACTAATATATTTGTCGATAATGCACAAGCATTTGATATTGAAAAGATTATCTATAACTCTAATGCTGCAAGTGTAATTAATGATGGTGAAACAGATGGTTTAGTTATTCCATCTGGTAGTGTGGTAGCAGCTGCGATCACTGCAATTGTTTCTGCTGCTGGAACCATAAGTTCATTATCAATTGTAAATGGAGGTCAAGGATATGTTGGATCTTCAACTTCTTTGGTTATTGGTATTCCAACTACTGGAATTGGAGTTGGAGTTGGAACAACAGCAACAGCAACAGCAACAATAACTAATGGTGGCATTACTACAACCACAATTGTAAATTCAGGTTTTGGTTATACTTTAGATATACCACCACAGGTCATCGCACCTACACCATTCCTACAAACTGAATTAATTCAAAATATCACAGCTGTTGAAGGATTTTCTGGCATTATTACAGGAATCAGTACGACAAGACCAACGTCTACTAAATTGGCATTAGAATTTTATCTAAGTAAAGATAGTGGAAATTATTCTGGTTTAGGAACTGGAGATCCCATTTACATTTATGATACGACTGTTGGATCTGGTGTAACATCTCTATGGAATAATAACAATAATAATGTTGTTGGTATTGGTACAACCTTCTTAGATAACATTTATCGTATCAAAGAAATTAGTTCTGATGGAACTAGAGGTCTTGTTACTTGCTTTGTACATACAGGTCTTACTACATCAACAATTGGAAATTATAATGCTGCAGGCATAGCAACTGTAACTCCTGTTGGACTTAATAGTGAGAGTCCAACATCACTTGGTAAATTCAGTTGGGGTAAATTAACTGGAATTACAAGAAGCACATTACCGATAGCTATTGGTGTAACTGGATCAACAATTGGGTTGTCCACAGCACTTGGAATAACCACCTTCCCAACCATTCAAAGAAGGGGTGATGGATTTAATGATAGTGGTGCTGTTGGCATCGTTTCTTAGTGATGATTATGTACATAACAATTAATGGTATAAATATAGAAAAAAGCTGATAATATGGCTGCAATTGTAACAGATCAATTTAGAATTCTAAATGCTAACAACTTTATAGAGACTGTAGAGAATTCTGCAAATTCTTATTATATCTTTTTGGGTTTAACAGATCCAGGAAGTGCTAAGTATGGAAGAAAGATAGACGATAACGCATGGAATGGTGACGTTCCAGTTCCAGAGGATAGTATCAATGATTTAAATCATTCATCGGATACTATGATTTTTGGTAAGAGAGTTACAAGTGATAATATTCGAAGATTAGTTCCAAGAAGAGATTGGGCTGCTGGAACCAGATATAACATGTATCGTCATGATTATAATTCACAGAATCCAGCACCAGTATCAAATGCCCAGAGATTATATGATGCTCGTTATTTTGTAATGAATAAAGACTTTAATGTTTATGTTTGTATTGATAATGGTTCTTCGGGAATTAATACTACTGGAAATGCCTCTCAAGATGAACCAACATTTACTGGTTTAGAACCATCTAGAGCTGGGGAAAGTGGTGATGGGTATATTTGGAAATATCTTTTTACTGTCTCTCCAAGTGATATTATAAAATTTGATTCAACAGATTTTATTTCAGTTCCAAGTAATTGGTCTACATCAGACAATGCTCAAATTAAAGCAGTTAGAGAAAATGGTGATTCTACAATTAATGGCAACCAAATTAAGAAAGTATATATTGACAATCAAGGAAATGGATATCAAGATGGTTTAGGTCAAGAAGTATCTATTTTAGGAGATGGATCAGGAGCCAGAGTTATTTTAGATGTCGTTAATACTAAAATTACAGATGCTGTAGTTTCCTCTGGTGGTAGAGGATATAGTTTTGGAATAGTTGATTTAGGAACATTAAATACAGGTATAAATACCAATTCTGGAGGAATATTTTCAAAATTAATTCC